CTAACCGTTTTATAGTTGCAAATTCATTTGGAAATCTACAATCGCTAATAACAACGTTAGTGTCTATATTTCTTAACTTATTTTCTAAACTAGCAATCCAAATATCGTCATGAAAACTTCTTCTGCATACTTCTGTACCCCATTGCTGCAATACATACCGAGGGGTTAAGTTTGGAATATTTAATTTATCTGCCCACCATTGATCAACTTGTTCACGCCATTCTCGTGAGTCGGTAGTTTGACCTTCTAACAATGTTCTATCCCATCCAAACACCGCAGCTACTGCATCTTTTAATGTTCCTGCAAAACTTTCACGTTTAAAGTTATGTTGATTAACTAAGTAATCTGCAATAGTATCCTTACCTTCGCTTATATTTCCCACAATACCGATTATCATATTATTCTCCTAAAATGGTATTATACACTAATTTTAGAAGAATGTCAAATCAGCCAATCACAAAAGTATAACCTGATCCGCCGGATATATATGTTTCAAGTTCTTTGTCAAGCGCAATAAGCTCTTCTTTACCTGCAGATTTCATATCATTACCATTTAACGTAATGCCGCCGCCTGGGCCTGCAATAGTTGAAAACAAACTACGTGCTTCTCCTAGCATAATTTTACATGTAGCAAGTGTGTAATCACGCAACCATTGTTTAGCATAGATGTCAGTTAGTAATACAAAGTCAGGACGATAATTGTGTGACTTAATTAAAATCTGTTCACCTTGTGCAAATGGTCGTTGTAAGATTGTTAAGATATGGCTTTGTGGTTTCCATTTGAATTCAATATAACTACCAAACATTTTACCAACTAATTTTTGATATCCTGCAAATAATTCGTAAGTTGCAAGTCCGCCCATCATACTTCCACTCATTAAGTATGTGTTAGTGTATGCTAAGTTAAATGGTTCAAATAATGTACCGCCTGCACCCATACCAGACCGTGACCCAATAGCACGTCTAAATACGCTTTGTACTTCTATAATTTCATCAGGTAATCTGTAATCATTTTGATCTTGTACCAGTTCTAAAAAGCTGTAACTTTCTTCTACAGCATTTGGACTGCGTTGTCTAAAGCGAGTTAACGCTCTGTCTAAAGCAGTTTCGTAATGTATTGGATCTAAATCTATGGTGATCATACCTTCGCCAAGCATCGCTTTAACGTATTCAAATACTTTATTTCTTTCTATCAATGATGTTGTTTCTTCAGACATAATAGTTCTCCTACTATATTTATCGTAAGATAAATATGATAATACCCAAGGAGAAGTACTTTGCCCAGATTAAGTTTATACACCCCGGAAAAAGGAAATAATTATAGATTCATTGATCGTCAAATATCAATGATGTTTCAGGTTGGTTGCACAGATGTTCATGTTCACAAATATTTAGGACCTAAAAATCCGTTAGAAGGAACTGCTGATCAACCAATATATGATGTAATAAAAGAAACAAATATTCAAGATTTATTATTCTTAGAAAACCGTGATCGTAAGTACGAGCAAGAAATTTACCGTATTCGTGGTCATTATCAACTTCAAAATCTTAATTTTAACCTAAGCCAGTTTGGTTTGTTTATTGATAATGATACTGTGTTTATGACAGTACACATTAACGACATAGTTACAACGATAGGCCGTAAACCACTTGCTGGTGACGTTATGGAATTACCTCATTTGAAAGATGATTTTGCACTGAACGACTTAGATCTTAGTGTACCTAGATTCTTTGTTATTGAAGAAGTAGATCGTCCTAGTGAAGGGTATAGTGCTACATGGTATCCACATTTATATAGATTAAAACTTAAAAAATTAACAGATACACAACAATATTCTGATATACTTGATAAGCCTGCAGGAGAAGATGCACCATATGCACTTCGTGATTTATTAAGTACACGCAAGAAAGAACTTGAAATTACCGACGCAATTGTAAGACAAGCCGAACTTGATTCACCAATGAGTGGATTTGAAACTAGACAGTTCTATACACTAGCAATTGACGAAAAAACAGGTGATAAAATATTAATGACAGTCGATTCAGATGAAATTGATACTAGTTACAGTAGCCAATCTATTAACGGATTATCAAATATTAACGTTAGCAGTGTTAACGCAGTACCATTACGTACTGGTTATACTGGTTACCTATTCGGTGATGGATATCCGCCAAATGGATATGTGTTTGGAACAGGAATTAGATTCCCGCAACACGCTGCAGAGAATGATTTTTATTTAAGAGTTGATTTTTTACCAAATCGATTATTTAAATTTAACGGACAACGTTGGCTAAAAGTTGAAGATAACATACGTATGACTATGACAAATACTAATAATAGACAAACATTGAAAACCAGCTTTATTAATAATAATAAATTCATGTACACTGAAGAACTTGCAGTTGATTATGTTAGATTAGCAGTTGGAGACTTTGTGTTTAATACAGAATTTGCATATCCAACTATTGCAAAATACCTTGTAATTAAATTCTCAACTACACGTTTAGAGTTTGTAGTTGCTGATAATCCAGATCTATTTGAATCGTATACTGTTGATGGAGTTTCTAAAATTAAAGTTACATTACCAATTGTAGAAGATTCACAAGTTACTATCCCGTATGCCGGAGCATGGAGAGTTATGTTGTTTAATCATAGAGAAGCAGAACGTCAAAGTTTATCACAAGTGCTTAAACCAAAAGCAGATTTGTAAATTTTTACTACAATAAATAACGGATAGGAGATTATATGCAACATTTTTATGACGGAGCCATTAGACGGTACGTTACCCAAACAATTAGAGTCTTTAGTAACTTTACTGTTAGATATAGTGACGGAACGTTACATCGTGTTCCGGTATCTTATGGTGATAGTGATAGACAAGCTGCAACTATTGTAAGACAAAATTCAGAAAATACAGTAAACTCTATTCCAAAAATAAGTGTATACATTCACGCAATTGAATTAGATCGTGACCGTATACAAGATCCTACATTTGTTAATAAAAAACAGTATAGAGAACGTGAAATTGTCGATGGACAATACACAAGTAACTTAGGTAGAAATTATACAGTAGAAAAAATTATGCCAACTCCATTTAAGTTAACTATGAAAGTTGACATTTGGACTGCTAGTACTGATCAAAAGTTACAACTTATGGAACAGATCTTTATGATTTTTAATCCTAGTTTAGAAATACAAACCACCGACAACTACGTTGATTGGACTAGTATTTCTGTGTTGTATCTAGATGCAGTTAACTGGTCAAGTAGAGCAATACCAGTAGGTAACGACACGCCTATTGACATTGGAACACTAACACTAGTTACTCCGATATGGATTAGCCCGCCAGTAAAAGTTAAACAATTAGGTATTATTAGAAAAATTATTACAAGTTTGCATGATGCATATTCACCGTTAATTTCTGGGTTTGGCAATGATGCATTTATTCCAGATAGTACACCGTCAACTTTAATGACTGAAATTATTTCAGTTACAGAAGATTATGTAATTGAAGTGTTTAATAATCAAATAACGTTGTTAGATTCGAATAATGGTGCAGTATCAAATGATTTGTCATTTAACATGCCAGATCGGGTAAACAAGGAATTGTCATGGGATTTATTGTTAGACATGTTCCCAAATAAGTTTATCTCAGGTATTGCAAGAATATTTTTAATGCAAATTGATGGCACAGAAGTTAATGGCATCTTATCAAGAGATCCAATAAATGAAGCACTATTAAATGTTGTATGGGACAGAGATACAATCAATCCTAATACTGGTATTAATAGTGTAGGTCTTTTTGATTTTGATCCAAATTACGATGCAGGTCCGAATTATAGAATTAGTAATATACTTAATTCACCAGGAACATTTGATGCAGTTATTAATCCGCAAACATTTAATCCAAAAGATCATACAGTTTTTCAAGGTTTACGATATTTATTAACAGAAGATATCGGTGATGTTACTAACACAGACGGCCCACTTGGTTGGAAAGGGACTAGCGGACAAGATTTAATTGCGCATGCGAATGACATTGTCGAATGGGATGGATCTAAATGGAATGTAATTTTTAGTTCAGTAAACACAACTGACGTAATTGTTTGGCAAACTAACACATATACAGGTTCTGGAATTCAATATATGTGGAATGGCGTAAATTGGGTTAAAAGTTTTGAAGGAATATATAAGGTTGGCAAATGGCGACTAGAAATGTAACCGAACAGGTAATATGCAGTGGCGCACTTATATATTCACAATCTACACATAGATTTCTTCTTATACAAAAATCTTCAGGTAAACATCAAGGCACTTGGGGATTAGTTGGCGGAACTAACTTAGCTAACGAAAACCCATGGCAAGGTCTTACTAGAGAGATAGAGGAAGAGATTGGATTTCTTCCAGTCATTAAAAAAACACTACCATTAGAAAAATTCGTATCTAACGATAGTGTCTTTAATTTTCACACATATTTTTGTTTAGTAGAAAATGAATTTGTACCGACCTTAAGTGATGAACATATTGCTTGGGGTTGGTTTAGTTTAGTTGCACTTCCAAAACCTATACATCGCGGGTTAAATCTTAGCTTGCGTAATAAAATTATACAAACTAAGATTCAGACAGTAATTGATATTATAGATAGTCTCTGCATATGCAATTCCAGTCCAGTTTAAATAACCGGTTGACGGATTAGCTAATGCAGGAATATCACTGTTAGCAACTGTTGGCGTGTTACTGCCAGATCGTAATATTGCTGATAGATTTTTTGACATTTAGAAATTCCTATATTGTATATTTAGCTAACAGTTAAGCTGGTTTAACAGGATATTCTATGTTGTATGGAAAATCAGTATGTCCTGTAATATCGCGTAATGATTGTCTATAAGTTGCCCACTGTAACTTTTTATCCGAAGTTAACGGTGCATCAGTAAATTGAGACCAGTCGCTTTTAGATAACAGGTGATCTCTAGTAGCTCTTACATCAATTGCAGCAAGTTCAAAATCTAATGCTAGATCTTCTTCAGTCTTATCAGCTACTGCAACCGTAAACACTTGATTATCTTCAATAACTGGCTCACAACTAACTAATTTTTCAGTACTTTTATTATGAGGTCTCCATACAGTTACACCGAGAGCAGAATTTTCTTTCATAAATTCATCGTTTGGGCCAGTTGGCGGAAATGTAGTGTTTGAGAACACCTCCTTATAATGGCCAATTTTTACTATTTTATTGTTTTTAATTAATGCTATTTCCATGATTATTCCTTATGATACAGGCAATTGATATGTTGGGGGAGTAAAGTTAGCAGTGTATCTTGCAGTACCTTTAGTAACACGAAAGTTATCAATATATCCATTAATATAATCACCATTTGAAGTCTGTCTAACACCAATTGTCCACGGTTGTCCTGCAGAGTCAATAGATGTTGATGATGTAAAAGTTGATTCTTGTACACCGTTAACAAACATTCTAAATGTAGATCCGGATCTACTTACAGCTACATGATACCATACATTATTTACTATGTTAGTTGTACTTGCAACAACTGACCCTGAACCTGGGTTTATATTATATGAATAGAAATTAAATCCAGAGCCACCGCCGGCAGCTTGTACAAATAAATCAATGCTGCCAGCTGCCCATCCAATTACACTTGAAGTTGAAAATAATGACGGATAAGTTGGATATCCGGCTACTCTACTAGTTTGATTAAACCACAGCTCAATTGTAAAATCAGAAGTTCCAAAATATAAACTAGAATTGGTCGGTATTGTTAAGTAATCTCCTACTCCGTCTAAATAAATGCTTCCGGTTCCTGCTATTTTTTTACTAGTATTAACTTGTGTATTACCGGAAAGTGTTACTGTTCTAGCATACGTGCTTATATCGGTAATTGATGTACTTCCGTTTGATCCGTCTCCGGTTAATGCTAATAATACGCTACTCCATAACGGATCAACAGTTGGTGGAACAACAGATGACGCCGTAGGCAACGCTGCAGTTGGAGGCGTAAAGTTAGCAGTGTATCGTGCTAATCCTTTAGTAATACGGCAATCATCAACAAATCCATTAAATGACCCGTTATTACTCCATCCAAAATATGAAGGACCTTGTTGATCGTCAATTGCTCCAGAGATTGTAAAGCACGGATATCCAACTCCGTTACAATATAATGTAATTTGTGTTCCATATCGTACTACTGCCAAGTGTATCCATGAACCTGCAGAATATGTGCCGTACCCGCTGGTACTAAGCCAATTAGCTCCGCCACTGTTACGAACTAATACATAAAAATTAGAACTACCATTTTGAGTTTCTAATCTTAGCGAACCGTAGGTAGTACCAGAGTTAATGTTAACCGAAAACACTCCTTGGAATGCAGCAATTGCATTAAAATATGCCCAACATTCTACTGTAAAATCACCTGATCCAAAATTAAAATCTGGAGAATAATCTGCTTTAAGATATGACCCACCAGGGACTGAGACGCCTGGTGTACATACCATGCTTCCAGTTCCAAATTTCTTAGTTGCAGTTGACACAGTTGCATTATTTACAGTAATAGATTTTGGTACCAAACTTAAATCTGAAAATGATGTACTGCCATTAGTCCCGTCACAATTAAACATCAATACAACGTTATCAAAATACGGGTCTAACCCGCTAGTACTTGAACTAGTTGATACTGAATTTATAATTTTACGAACAATCATTATTTTATATCCTTACCAACTAATAATCCTGTCCACGTAGCTCCAGCATCGTATGTATAAAACACAAAACTGTCACGGCCTGCAGATGTTAATCCACTCGGAGCTGTGCCGCTCACCCACTTAACTGACGATGTTCCTCCTGCTGCAACTGATAACGTCCATGTGATAGTTGCTAATCCGGCGTTAGTTAACTCTAACATAAATGCCCCAACCGTACCAGTAGTTGGAATGTTGCTTACCGTAAATGAAACAGTAGTAGCAGTTAATGTCTTAGTAAACGCAGTACCTAATAATAAATTAATATCAAATGCTGATAATACTATTCTTGTTTCGTACACCCCAGTTGATGTTAACGCGCCGAGATTATCTCCTGGTTGTATTTCTTGTATTGTAGTGCCGTTGAGCACTAATGGATATCTTTCTGTCATTAAGTTATACTCACTTGAATTGTTGTGCTAGCACGATTTAAAACTGCTAGGTATCCGGATGTTAGCGGAACACTAATAGTTGATCCGGATCTATTTAAAATTGAAACAGTTCTCAAAATTGTACCACTACCTCCGGTGCTACTTATTACTCCACTACCGTTAATTGTAATCGTAGAACCATCAACTTTTACAGCACCAAGTTGTGTATTAGATGCAATTGTTATTGGAGTGCTACTACCTGTGCGCAATATTGCTGATAGATTTTTTGACATTTTTTTTCCTTGTATGATTAGTCAAATAATAAACTATTTATAACTATCACAGTGCTTGAATTTGCTTAGTTAAAAGTTCA